CTAATTTCTAACTAGGGGACTTGGGGGCTAGAGTACGGTGAGAGGTGTCCAAGTCTCTCTTCATGGAAAATAGAAAATAACCGTTCTCTATCTTCCATGCTCTTCCTAATTGGGGCGGGAGGGGCATCACTCCCCCAACAAAGTTCCTTGCCGTGGGTGCCCCTCGTACGGGGGGGCTCACGTAGTTTAAAGTTCTACAACTATCATGCATCAACAAAAGTATTTATATCCATCCTATATCATGCAAAGCACTCTGAGCTCTATAACCATAGTATGCACCCGCTAGAGCAGCGGTATATCTAGTAGTATCTACAAAATATTCAGACAAAGACTTTGTATAATCTGAGAAACCATGGGTTTTGGCTTTGCGCTCCTCAGCCCGTTTCAAAAACGTTGAGTAGGGGCAGCTCGCCTGGAAGTGCCAACCGGAGCAGCAGCTACAGCATTGAGCGCGTTTTGCAACGTGCCCATATCCATCCGTGAAGTGGATATAGTGTAGGCAACTGCTGTAGGGTTGTCTGGCAATACTTCCCAATTCCAAACCATCTCAAAATTATATGTGTTGCTTACTGTGGAAGATGTTGCTGTGGTATCTCCTTCTATAACGACGACTAGGAAGTTTTGACCTGCTTCACATCCTGCAGAGCCAGGGGGAGCCTGATACAACGACATTGCTGTAGCTGTTCCAGACGTGTTGGTTGTTCCCAATAGACCCGCTCCGTACAGTTGATACGATGGAATTCCGGCAGGTTTCCATCTCGCCTCGAACACTCCGTCTACCATACGACACTCCGTGACTTGCGTCAAGGAATTTCTGATTTCACTCAGGGTGGGTTTTGTTTTCCCAACAAATCCTGACATCATGGAAATCTGTGTGCCAGTAGCAGGCTGTGTCAAAGGTTCATCACAGTTTAATCCCAGGCCAGCAAACACTGATCCAGCCCTGTTCTGTTCGGTTCCCTCGTATGTTACACGTATTCCCATAGAAACACAACGGACTTTTGTACTGTATGGATTCCCTCCATAGAGGCTCAAGTAATTAGGAACTACAAAGTTTGAAATAGTAGTTCCTGTAGCTCCAGTATCTGACAAAACGTTAGCTTGGTCATTAGTCTGATTAGCTATACCGTAAGCGCAACCAGGGTAAGGGGCCATAAATACAGCAAAAGAATGTTGATAAGAAGCAGAAGAATCTAAATTTGTAAAGGCCTGACGAAGATTCTGCAAGCTGGTGCATAAGCCAGAAGCACTAGTGTGCTCATCTGGAATGTGCGCCGATACGCCCGCAAAAGGCATCATCAAAGACCGCAAATATGGAGATCCTTTCTTCTTTCTCTTGCCAGGACCTTTAGCTGGCGCAGCCTTAGTGGTGACCACTGTGGTTGTGCGCTTAGCTTTAGGCTCTGAAGGGCGAGTATTAGTGACCGTAGTTGTCACCTTCTTGCCCACTGGCACAGGAATTCGACTTGGTGGCGGCATTTTCTACAACTGGTTGTCCGCCCCACCCCTCGGACCTCAAAGACTCCAGGATGCTGGGCAATTCCTCATTGTCTCTCAAGTCCATAACGAACTGCATTAGTCGCTCTTCGGATGGTCCATCAGACAACAATCTATACAATGCTCTCTCCCACGTTACTAGCCTACTGTTGTGCTCCACCCATTCTCGGGAACAAAATTCTACACTATTTACACACTCAACATATTGCTTTACACGGTGTCCATATTCCAAATACTTCTGTGGTGCTCCTTCCACAAACTCTTCAACCGAATCATCCCCCATGACTCTATAGAACCCAGCTCCCACTCGCCTGCACATCATGGCTCTAATGAACGAGTTCGTTGAAGTGGTCAAATACCACCCACTCGCCATAAGACCTGGATGTTTCTGCGCGAAAAGTCTCCCATCAGAAAGAAGGAAGACCTTACGGGCCATTACGGCATGTTCTACCCATATGAGTTTGGCAAACCATGGCGACGCATTGCACAGAGCTATGCGGCGATAAGCATCAGCCTGGAGCTGCCACTCCTGAACTGACCAATCCCATCCCGACATATCTGTCTGCGCTAGCTTACCTTGGATACTCCATAAAGCACCCAAGTACGCCACGTGAGAATCTTTTGATGCTCCAAATCCACTCATACTGGGTATCTTTCCGTTGTCCCATTGGGCAATTTCCATATTATTCTGAACTGAGTACATCATCCGCGCTATGGTGTTAGAGACTATTGACACACTACATATCAACCTAAACCTCTGCTCACTCACCTTAGTCTTCAGATGTGGCTCATTCTTCACAAACACTTTAACTGGATCCATCAGACCATGTTTTATCAAATCCAATGGACTCATCTCTTCGGCATTGTCACATCTAAGTAACAAAGCAATCCTCTCAATAATCATCCGGCACAGAAGTGCCCGATTCTCCTTTATCAGGATGCTATTTTGTGCTGCCAATGAGAAAAGGGGTGAGCCCGGACCAGCAGTTTGCACAACCTCCTGGTCTAGGACATGATTCACCTCCATGTCCAATATCAGTTTCTCCAACTCCTTTTCGTACACGTCTCCCTCCAGATCCAACAAATCTCTGCAACGCTGCAAATTAGCCTCACTCATAGAGCGAGGCTGCTTCGAGCGTGGGTACAGATCTAATTGCAGATCAGCATCAGTTATAGTTCTATCACAGGTCGCTCTCACTGATTTCTCAAAATTAGCGGCCTGTTTAACCAAACTGGCATATTCTGCCGTCGCTCCTTTTGGAGGCCAAGTGTACTTATCTAGGCCTGGGAACTTGACTTTGAATCTTCGCAAGACTGGGGTTTCTTCGGCTCCTCCGACGTCTTTTCCTGAGGTTTTGGAGGTTCCCACGAATCTAAGAGGCCCTCCCTCGCCAATTGCTTGGCTAGTTTCGCCTCGTCTCCCACCAGAGCTCTCCCGCCCAACTTCTCTCGCATCTGAGCTTTGGCAGCTTTCGCTTTCTTCTTGCCCAGAGCTTCTGAAGGACGTGAGGGTCCACCCGAGTCCAAGCCCTTCATATGCGCGTGCAAGGACTTTAGCTGCGCTATCTGAAAATCCGACTCTTTCTGCCGTTCCTTCAGTAGACGCAATTCTGTCCGCATGTCTTCTACACTAGGTGGAGTAGCCTTTGACTCCTCCAAGCCAGTAGATCCAGAGTTTATATCTCTCAACTCCTCTTTCTCCACAAGGCTTTTCACCTTCGTCTTCTCGACATTCAACGCATCTTTTGTTGCTTGCAACTCTTTCTCAAGATTTTGAACTTGCGCTTGCTTGCCCTCCAAACGCTCCATCAAGTCTGCGAACTTCCGCTCGAGTTTCTGTTGATCCTCTTTAAGCTTCGTTATTTCTTGTTGAGCTTTCTTTTCGGCCTCTTCACGCTCAATTTCCTGAGATTTGGCTTCATCAGCCGCTTGCTTGCCAGCCGCCTCCACTTGGGCTAGGTTCTCCCTACTCTTCTTCCGAGCCAGGTTTATCCTATGCCAATGGTACAAAGCTAGCTTGTATGCCGCCTCTTTATGCTCATCAGTGATTTCTGGTTTCTCCACTTTCAGGGTGTTCAGTGACCTATAGCCACTGTCCTTCCACTTTCCGTAAAACGCCAGAAACTCTTCTATCGTTGGTATCCCTCCTTTGAAAGTATTTTCCAGATCTTCTGCCATATATGCAACACAAGTTCGCATTGTTGACGGAATATCTGCCTTTCTAAACTCGACATTGGGAACGTCCACCTTCGACGACCCAACGGGCCTTTCACGCAGCTCGAACTGTGAAATTGGAATCTGCGTTGCGACGCCCTCGAAGGACTTGAGTAACTTTCCCTTATACAGCCGTAAAGGCTCTTTGGGGTCAGTGGTTTTCCGCTTTTGGCGGTGTTCCTGCTTATATTCCTCTGGTTGTTCCTGGCATGGAGTTCCCTTAATACGGGGCCCGTAAATTCCTATGTAAAAGAAGTCTAAGTCCACCTCATAGATCGCTTCTTTCACAAAACGGGGGCACACCGAGTAAGTACACGGCAAATTTTGTCCGATAGCAGAAGACCAATGCCCTTCGCATCTCTTGTCCTTCTGGCCAGACTCCGTTTGATATGATCTCTCGTAGTTCTCCCACCATTCTTCCTCTTCTTCGGACTCCTCATAATCGCCCCATGACTTTCCTCCCATGGACCTAACGTTTTGGTCATGCATCTCTTCCACATAGTAGCTTGCACCCTTGACCTTAAACTTGGTTCCGCGGAAATCGCCATCTTCCCATTTATCGACGGTGTACTCTTCGATGTCGCTACGCTCATCGTCGCTCTCTCCCTGGTAGAGCTCGAAGTCACCCTCGCTCTCTACATCATCCAGGTTTAAGCGTCTCCTGTAGCCTCCTCTTTCTCCTCGAATAGGCGACTCGTTCTTTCGCAGTAAATCCCACAAAGGGATAATCGACGTGGCAACATTGTACATGCCGTCTCTGTGCTTTCGGACATGCATCCCAACTATACATCCGTCTACAATGAGGGGAGTGCCAGAGAAGCCCGGTATTGTGCTAGCTGAGTGGATAAGCTTAAAGCCCTCCACTCGCTCTATCTTTCCAAATGACTTGTAAAGATTAGCACCATCAGCTCCTTGAACCTGGACCATTCCTCCTTTCACGTTCAACGGTTTCATAGCCTTGACTCCAGCTTTAGACCAAGCCGCAGCTGGCAGATGCATGACTATAGCATCCAATTCCTTGGATATCAAAACGACCTTAGCCACAGACGAAACCTCAACGGCTCCGTTGCGACCCAATATGTACCACGCACTGTGCCTATTAGTCCTATATCCATGTAGAGACTGTAACAAGTAAGACTCACGTTCTATCTGCACTCGACTACCCATAGTTTCAACTACGAGCTCGTCATCGCACATAACACAGATCCTAACTAACGCTGGATCTAAGTCAGCTATTGCCGTGAGTTTATGCCCTGACACAACTCTCTCTTCTGCCCTGCCCATTACAAGTGAGGGTTCAGTTCTGAGAGTTCTCTTCATTTCATACAGGTATGGCATTATGCGTAACGGATCACACCTAACTGGAACTCCACCCGATATGGTCCCGATAATCCATTCCTTTCCCGTGTTCGTATCAATGGTAAAAACTGGATTGAACTCCTCAAACGGTGGCGGTAATCGGGGGACTATGGTTTTAAGCCACATTCCCTTGTACCAATCTGTTCTCATGACAAGGATAACAAATGCCTCCAAAAAGACATAAATCACCATTGCCAAAATCACCCACAGCCATTCCGTTATTATGGAAGACCAAATCTCGACTATAAATCGAAACGCCCACTCTATTGACTCCAGTTTCCTTTGGGGGCTTGCATCTGCACTGAAACCCTCCATCATGTGAGGCATTCCACGTACATAGCCCTCATACGCTCCCATTCCCATTTCTGCAACTTCCCAAACCGCTGTGAATAACACAGACAGCAGGAACAAGCCGATCTTATTCCACTTATTAACTGGCTTCATGGCTTTATCGATCTAAGCTATACAACACAGTTCAGAGTTTTAC